TAAAACAAAAGATGAGGCGCTAGACGCCCTCAATCAAGTCAAACAAGGACAAGCGCGGGCAAAGGTCGCCATTAGTCCATTCACCAAGGCGGCGGAGGCAGAAAAGGCCGTTCCGCTGCTAATCAATATCATTGAGTACCTAATCACGTCGGGAGACGCTAAGGAGTGTACAGGATGGCAAATCCAAAAATAGGCACAATCAAGTGCCCAATCATCGGTGACGTCGCGGAAGTCCGCAAAGACAAAAACGACAAACTCTATTACGTGGGGCTGGCGGGCATCATTAGCCCGAAATCAGCGGCGGGGCAAGCGCGGCTCAAAGAGCTAACCACGTTCGACGAAAAGCCAATCACAACAGATATTAGCGAAACTGAGCCAGAGCACGAACCCAACGCCACGGCGAAAAATTGGGTTGATGAGCTGCTAGGCGGTTGGGGTGGTTCTGATGATTGAGCAAGGAATTGAAAATGAAACTATTGAAAGCGTTGAAGTCGATAGTAGCGAACTTGGCGATGGCGCGGATAGTGCCCGTGAAATGGCTCAATTGCTCGCCATCGCAAAAGAAATCGACGGAGCGCAAGTCGTGCCCCTCACGGAAGATGAGCAAGCGCGAATTGATGAAAGCGAGAGAATTGCGGCTATTGACAACGCCGCTGCTGATGCTTTCGAGGCTCAATACGAACAAGCCGTTGCAATGGGAATCGACGCGCTTTGGACAACCGCCGCGCCGAACTGGAAACTCGAAGAGGCGGAACTCACGCCAATGGCGAAGCTCACCAAGATGGTGATTGACAAACACTTTCCTAACGCCGCCGAAAAGATGGGGCCGGAAGTCATGCTAGGCATGATTGCGCTTACTGCCATTTCGTCGCGTGTAGCTGCTGGAATACCACCACGCGGCGAAATAAAGACGAAAGGGGGCGAAGATGAGCAAACGCATTGATGTAATGCGAAAGTGCGAACATAAGGCCGTTTTTGGTTGCTCAGGCAGCGGTAAAAGTTACTACGTTAAATCGCTAGTGAAGAAATGGAACAGGGCGCTAATTTGGGACCCAGATGACGAATATGGCGACGTTCCGAACATCAGAACATGCACCAAGGCGTCACAAGTCATTGAGCTGATGATTGAGCTGATGAGCGCGGGCGATGTGCGCGTCCGGTACGTTCCGCAAGCGATGGACACTAAAACGCTTGAAAAATGCTTTGAGTTCTTAGCGCTCGCGGCGTTTATCTGGACAAACTGCCTGTTTGTTGGTGAAGAATTGGCGGACGTAACATCCCCAAGCAAAGCGAGCAACGGATGGGGTACAGTTTTGCGTCGTGGTCGTAAGCGTGGCGTCGAAGTTGTGGGCGTTTCGCAGCGTCCGGCTGAATCGGATAAGACCATTTTCACACAAGCGAAAACAATCCGATGTGGTCGATTAGATGGCGAGGGCGATATTGCCCGTATTGCGTCAAATATGCGCGTTCCGGCTCAAATGGTTTCGCAGTTAGGCGACTTGCAATATTTGGAGTTGGACAGACCGACGGGCGTGTTAAGGGCGGGGTATAAAAACAAATCGGTCGTTATCCGTAACGGGTGGAACGAGCCGCTAAAACAGACCACTTTGTGAGACGTCTCACAAAAATAAAAACACGTGAAATTCCTACGTTATATAACGAAACGTTACCTAACGTAGAAAATGGGCCAATTTGCCAACCAAAAAAAAGGCGGTTAGGTTTAAGGCTCAATTAACTGCGGCACGTCGGGAGACGCCCGCGAATTTATTTGTTCACGCCGTGAGGCGCTAACGTAGGTAATCAAAATGATTAAGAAATATCTTCCCCTCGTACTAGTCACACTAGTAACAATGGCCGCTGTAAACCGTGTGCCAATGGCAAAAAACATCGTTAACCCACTATAAGAGAGCGCAAACATGGCACGTATCACACGTAAAATGCCGTCGTTCTCTAACGTGGCAGCAGGTTCAACCGCAACGCTGGAATTCCCGTTAGGCCTGTCCTATCACTTTTTGCATTTGTATTTCACGGGCGTAACGCTCGCCCAGATGAAAAACATTCGTATTGAAGTCGATGGCAAGCCGATTAAAAAATGGGCCGATGGCGTCCGCTTGAATGTAGAAAATAAACACTATGGCCGTGGCGCAGCAACCGCCGATTGTTTGCCGATTTGGTTTGTTCGTAAAGAGCTGACCGAACTTGCACAACAACGCCTTTTTGCACTTGGAACAGCCAACGTGCAAACCATGTCTTTGCTGATTGATATTGACGAAGAGGCAGTGAATCCAATCCTGAAAGCCACATCAAAACGCGGTCCACAAGATGTGATGGGTTACATCACGCGAATTCATGAGTTTAAACACTCAAGCGCAGTTTCTGGTGAAATCGAGATTGATAACATCCCGCTCCGCACTGGCGCTGCAATCGCGGCAATTCATATCTATTCGGCTGATGTGACCGGTTGTGCTCTAGAAATTGACGGCGCAATCGTGTGGGAAATGTCAAAAGCAGGTTCAGCAAAAGAACAAGTCGACCACGGACGCGACCCGCAAACGGCGTCGAAGTTAACGCTTGATTTCTTGCTGGAAGGCGACTTTTTCCAAGGCGTCGACCTGACTGGAATTCAAGATTTTCGCTTGAAACCAACGCTAAGCGCGGCGGGTAATATGGATATCGTTGTCGAGTACACCGAAACCTATAACCCGAAAGCGTAACTAAGGGGGTCACATGTTTGATGATTTCCTAGGTGACTTCCAGTTAAAAGACGCCGTCGGCGCATGGCTTGCAAATGAGCAAATCAAGCGCGTAGACGACGCGACCGGACAGTCACAAAGCGAAGTGTACAACACGCCAAGTAAAGCACAGCAAGTAAACGGCACAGTGACCACGACCGCAACGGGCGGGCTATCCATGCCCGTCCTAATGGGCGCGGGTGCGGTGGGTTTGGTGTTGCTTGTGTTGTTAATCCGTAAGTAAGGGGCGTCACATGTTTGGAGCAATGACAAGCCTAACGGGCGGCGGTGGTTTGCAAGGCGGCAGTGCGGGGCCATCAACCGCAACGTCAACGAGCAATACCACCAATAACAGCGGTTTCGGCGGCGGCTCGATTAACTTTGGCAGCAATAACGGCATGCCAACGTGGGCAATCGTAGCGTTAGCGCTTGGTGCGTTTTATGTGTACACAAAAGCCTAATATTCAGCCAGTGACATGGAAAGAAGCCAAGCCGCAACTCGTTGCGGCATTGGATGACTATGTCGAAGCGGCGGGCGTGGAGATAGCATCGGGGCAAGCGTTCCCGTTCAAAATCGGCGAAGCGTACACGCTGTTTAGGGCTGAGGGTTCGGAGTTTGTTGTGGTTGGCTATCAAGGTGAGCACACGCTCAAAGATAACGCGCATTGCATTGTTGAAATTGCAAGGCAAGTAGGCGCGAAAACAATCCGAGTACACACACAGCGGCGCGGTGAATTGCGATTTTTGAATCAACTAGGGTTGAACTTTTATTTACACGAAAAGCGCCCTGATGAATTCGTCTTAAAATGTAGGGTTTAGATATGGGCGGCAAAAGTAGCAGTTCGAATCAAACAAGCAACACAACGATAACCGAAAACACGCAACTGTCTAATGCGTTCAACGCTGACATGAACGGCGTATTGCTTTCGGGTATCGAGGGCTCAACGGTCAATGTGACCGACGGCGGCGCGGTGAAAGCTGCATTAGCCGCCATGACAGGCGCAAGTGATGCCGCGATTAAAGGCATGGTTTCGGCCAATGCAAGCAATAACGATTTAAGTAAATATGTGGTTGGACAAAATACCAGTCTAGCCGAATTGTTAGGCACGAAAGCGCTCGTTAATGCGCAGTCCGCAACCACAGACGCAATGGATATCATGAAAACGCTATCCACGCAAAGCGATGCAGGAACCGCGCAGCAGCTAACTAAATATTTCATGATTGGGGCCGTGGCGCTGGGTGTTGCAATGGCGTTTAAGGGGAAATTCTAATGCCAGTAACAACCGTAACATCAAAACCAGTTCCGGCGGTGATTGCGACGTCCGGCCGTAATTTTCAATTACTGTCAGGCGGTGAAGTGACCGTGAAATTTTACGGCGTCAATGGTGATTGGGAGGAGGAGGTTGAATTATCAGTGGGTGACTCACTGGAATTTGAACAACGCTTTGCCCGTTTCACCGTTCAGACGCAATACGAAACGCGCGTTAGTTTTTACAGTGGCTTTGCAAAAATGCGCCGTTCAAAACAGGACTTGGTCGTGACGGGTACAACGTCAATCAAAACGTCTCAAAAGCAAGTGACGAAAGTTGAATCAATGCTAATTGAGCCAAACCGCAATCGCCGCAACGTAGTAGTATTTCCGCTAAACGATACAATTTACGTGGGCGGCTTAGGTACAAGTCAGAACGATAAGCTACCCGTTCCAGTGGGCGGCTCAATCACGCTAGACACACAGGCAGCAATTTACGTCACGCAAGACCAATCAAGCGCGAATGACTTTGCTGATGTGCGTATTTTGGAGGAGTTCAACTAATGGCAGTATTAAGCGGTTTTCCTCAAAACGTAACGTATCAATCGGTGACAGTGGCGCAAGGCGGCGGCAGTGAAAATTTACTTATTAACCCACGCGGCAAAATCAACCAAGCAAATGAAAGCGCGGGTGTAATCGCGGCGGGGCAATATTTTTGCGACGGTTGGAAAGCGGGTGCGGCGGGTGCTGAGGTCTATATTGATTCGGACGGCTTCCGGCTAGTAAGCGGCTCAATTCTTCAGTTAGTGCCGAATAATCTAGAAAGCGGTCGAAGCATTCGCGGAAATATGGATGTGCTGATGGGTAATCCAGTAATAAGCATTAACGGCGGCTCAGATAATGAATTGTCAGATAGTGCTGAATACATTCAATTTGAAATTTCCGGCAATAACTCGAAATTCACGCGCATCGTTTTAGCGGAATCGGTGGGTGTTCCGATTTATCAGCAATTGGCTGATGAATTAATGCCATGCAAAAAGTTTTTAATTGTAGATGAGACGGCGTTTTACACCCGCGAAATATCGGCGGGAAATTGCAACGACAATTACAGATACGAAGTGAAGATGAATGCGATACCAGCAGTAACGGTTGTTTCGGCGTCCGGCGTTGGGGTTTATTCGATGGATGCTGCGCTATTTACCGAATACGGCTTTTTAATGTATTCATCAACGCCAGCAGCAGCAACAAAAATAACAGCGGACGCGAGGCCATAACATGAAATACGCAAACCAAGAAAAAAGCGCCGTTATCACAACCGACAAAAACGGCAATATCTGGACAGTGCCGCGCGGCCATCGTTTTTGGGCTGAGTTCGGCATCGACAAAGCAGAGCAAGAGGGGCGCATTGATGAACCAGAAACACTGGCTATTGATGGCGGCGATAACGGCAGCGGTTCTGCTGTCAATTAAAGGGAGTAGCATTGTGACTCGTGGCATTAGAAACAACAATCCGGCCAACATTGAAGACAACGACACACCGTGGCGCGGTCGAATGGGTAACGATGGTCGCTTTATCATTTTTGACAGTCCGGTGAACGGCATTCGCGCATTAGCTCGCATCCTGAACACGTACAAGGCAAAACACGGATTGAACACCATTGAGGGCATTATCAATCGCTTTGCCCCGCCAGTGGAAAACGACACCAATAGCTATATTGCACACGCTGAAAAAGTCGTGGGCGTTCCGCGCAATATGCCGCTATCGCCGGACAAATACCCGTCGCTGATTAAAGTCATTATCAAGCACGAAAACGGGGTGCAACCATACAGTGACGAGGTGATTAATGCAGGTATCGCAGCCGCTTAACGCTCGCTTGGTTGATTTGGGTTTTGTTGTTCTGGGTGGGGTTATCATTTGGATGCTTACGCAAACAATTGGCAGCAAAATCGACACGGTAACAAAGCAAGCGACAAAAGGCGCAGGGCAAGCGCTCAGTGACTTTTTTGCCGCTTATCACGGTTGGGAGCCAGTCACGCTCAAGCCGTTAATGATTCGAGACTTTTATCTCACAGCAGACAAAAGACTCACACCGGACGCCGAAAAAACACTGTGGAAAATCGACCAATACAGGCCGATGCTCATAGAGCTTTTCGGGGTTCAAGGCGGGGCACTAAAGCCCCAATATCATGATTTAACTAATGTTGAGATAACACGGAGCAATCTAAAATGAGTAAATATTTAAAGCTATTAAAGCAGCGTTCAACTTGGCAAGGTCTTGCCGTTCTTGGTTTGACAGTGGGACAGGTTCTAGGGGATGCGGCAACGGGTGGCGCGGTATCTGGCGCAATCGCGGCAGTGGGCGTAATTGGTGGCGCGGTTGGCTTGATTGACGACGAAAAAGCCAATGACCGAGCTACTCCAATATCTAACTAGTATCGGGCTTTCACCGTCATTGGTGCTTTTCGTTGCAATACTTTGGAAGATGGACAAGCGTCTAACCATAATTGAAACCAAGGTGAGCGGATGATACCGACCAATTTCGGCGTAGACGTCAAAACGCCAGACCCGATACAAGTGAAAATTGACGTATCCGAGCGCACCATGATAACCATTGGATTTGTGGTACTGGTCAGCGCATTACTAATCAAAAAACTAAAACGGTGAACACATGGCAAAGCGCAAAAGTGTCAGCAAAGCAACGGCAACCAAAGGCAAAGGCAAGTTAAAAAAAGGCTTCCGATACGCCAAAGGTGGTCGAATTGTGAAAGCGAAAAAGTAAAAAGAACATCATAGGAAAAACGCCCGCTAATTGCGGGCTTTTTGTTTGCTCGGAATCCAAGGGGCAGCGGCGCAGCGGCGACCACCACGGAACGGCTTTTGATGAGCGACCGCCGTCACTTTGGGCGCGTACTCAACATGGCCGAACCGCCTAACCAGTTCGTGGTACTCATCCTTTCGATACGCCCACGACTCAAGTTCAATAGGGTTAAACTCACGACCGGACGGCGTTACCAGAACGCCGCGTTCTTCATTTACCTTGAAGCCAGTCCAACGCGAATCATTGGGCAAATAACCGATTGATTTGATGATTAACAGCTTTTCAGCCATTGGATTGATATCAGACTCACCGCGCAGCCATCGCCGAACGGTAACGGGCTTTACATGGAAATATTCCGCACCTTGCCGGACGGAATCGAACTCACGCCAGAACAAAACAGAAAAAGACTCAAAAGTCATAAGTGACACGCCTCACATTTTTAAATCGTTATTGAAAGTTTTTTTCGATTGCTGCAAGGGGTATTAATTGCCAAAACCAATCAATTTCAGAGCAGAGACATTTTGCACAAGGCTCACACTTTTGCAGCTTTGTATTAATGAGTGAATCACAAGTGGAATAATACGATGATTGTTGAAATAAGTGATTGATTTAACGGGATTTACAGCGAGGGAGTTTAAAAATATGAGGGATGTTAAATTATAAATAAGTGGTGCGCATTATGTATAATGTGGTAAGTGACTATTGTTGCTCTAGCGCATCATGTAACACATTGACCAATCTAGGGTTTTTGTACTTATCATCTATCAAACCAAGAACGACATTTTGGTCGTGCTCGCCTAACAAATCGCAGATTAAAAAAGCTGTATCCCACTCCATTGAGTTTTGACCTTTGCGCCATCTGTGCAGACTGCTGTGCGGAACATCAAGTTTTTTAGCGAGTTGATACTCAGACGTCAATTGAAATCTGGCTTTGACTCTATCCAAAAGGGCGTTCGTGTAGTTCATCATCATTTTTCAGTCTCCGTTTCAATTGTTAAATCATAGAGGAACATTTTGTTCATTTCACTATTCCGCCGACTGGACATACACATTAAATGGAAATATTGTCTTTAACGTTAGGTAACAGAAACGAAACCAGCTTGCGGAGGCTACCACATGAACAGACAAATTTTCGACCCAATCCACTTGCCTTGCCCTGATATGGCAGGGTGCGTAAATCCAGACCCAACACTCACCCAAAAGTCACTTGAAATGGTGGCGACAC